TGCTTTATCAAATGTTACTTCAAATCTATTCTGTTTATTTACTTGCATTTTGCGTGTCGTAAACTCTTTTAAGATCGTTTATTTTATCTCTCCAACAAGAACCACAATTTGAAGGTTGTATTTTTTCATTAAATACATTCTTGTAAATTTCAGTAACTTTGTTTTGTTGCTTCGGTGTTAACTGATTATTAGTTATTGAAAAGAAATTAGTTAACCATTCGTTATCTTCATCGGTTAAACATTCAGCTTGTTTGTAAGGAAACAATTTGTTTAATAAGTCTTTACGTTCGCCACAACCGCAGTCTATTCCTGTAGCTTCCGAAATTGCATCAACTACTGTTTTAATTCCTGTTGCTTCAGTGATTTTTTCTATTGTATCACCAAGTCCTTTTGATTTTCTTTGTCTTGCCATTTTTTTAAAGTTTTAAGTTATCGTAATCGTCTTGTAATAATCTTTTAAGTTTTTGCTTGTTAGCTTTTAATGTGTGAAATATACTTACAAATGATATTCCTGTTTCTTTCGCTAATTTGCGTATTGATGTTTTATTATCTCGGTATAAAGTAAATAGTTTTTTATCGTACCATTCCCAACTATTAACCTCATCTTCAGCTTTTATTCTAAAGTTATCCCATTCTAACTCTTGTTCTTCGTTGTAATCGTCTATTAGATTATATATTTCTTCGTTTAATTCGCATTTATCAATACGCTTTCTAATATTATGAAGTTGAAAATGTATGTTTCTAATTATTATAAAAACATAACCACGATTTGGTTTATCATTAGTAAACATTTGTTGCTCGGTAACTTTGTATTTATGCAGCAGCAGATACATTTCTTGTACTATATCTTCTGCAAAATCTTTGTCAAACACTTCAGCAAGTTCTACCCAATCTTTGTGATACTTTGCAACTCGTTCTAATATTTCCATTTACCAATATATGTTAATTGACAAAACACCTAACAGGATTTGAATAGTATAATATTTTTCTTCGTCTTGTTCGTCACAATCATAAAGAACACCTACCATAAAACCTTGTATTGATGCTATTTGAATTTCTTTTCCTGTTTGGTCTGCCCAAATTAAAAGAATACCTATTAATGCTAATAAAATGTAAATCATATTTAAAATAGTTTTTGTTGTGCTACGTGATTACTAATACGCTCTATTGCTTTATCGTAATACTCTTTATCTAATTCACAAGCGGTAAGTTCAAATCCGTAATCGTGACAAGCTATTGCAATACTTCCTGAACCTAAATGTGTATCAAGTATTTTGTCGCCTTGCTTTGTGTATTTATCAAGTAACCATTTATAAAGTGCTACAGGTTTTTGTGTTGGGTGTATTTTACCACCTTCTTCTTTTCTGTCTGCCATTGTTTTATGTATTGAGTAATCAAATATTTGAGCAGGTTTTTTTACATTAGTCCAAGCATACTCTGCTGATGCAAAATTTTCAACAGTTTGTTTTTTATTCCAAATTAAAAAATATTCTGTAGTTGGTAAAATAAAGTTATTAGCACCCCAAATAATCTGAAATTTTGATATTCTAAATAATTCATTAAAATATTCTTCAGTTGGTTTAATATCCCATTCATTTAATTTAGCTGATTTACATAATCTATTTGATAACTCTACCCTATTACCAAATCTTGCAATTCCATAAGGTGGGTCAACTATTGCTAAATCAAAATAATTATCAGGGTATCTTGCCATCAATAACATATTATCTTCGTTTGTTATTGTTATTTTATCTGTTACTTTCATAACTAATATAGTTTAGCAGTTATTTTTCCAACCTTTTTTTCTTTTGCCGGTTTTAAAGCAATATTTATTTCAACGTTTGTTAATTCACTATCTAAATTTAGAATTGATTTGTAAGCACCTTCGATAGCATTCCAATCAATAATAGAATCAACCTGCAATAATTGTTCTATCATATCTATTTTAAATACAACATCTTTAAAGTAAGATAATAATTCAGGGTTATCAGAATTGTAAACCAACATTCTTGATGTGCTTACTTTTAATTCCTGTAAATGATTTTTAATTGTCAAGTTTTCCATTGTTCAAATTTATTAATAAGTTATTAACATTTTAAAATAATTCAATTTGATTGCTTTCTTTTTTACTTACTATTCCTAAAGCTATTTCAAAAATAGTTCTTCCTGCTTCATAGTCTACTAAATTACGAGCCATTTTTTGAACTGACTGTTTGCCTTTATATTTTCTAAAATCGTAATCGTGAAATTCGCAAAGTGTATCTACTTCATTTTCCATTGAGCATAAAATTCCTTTTAATTTTCTTTCATTAATATCATTTGGTAAAGTAAAGTTTGCCCAATATAAATGCCGACCTCTTTTTTGAGCAGCAACTAAAGGTTCATAATATGGAGTTACATTTTCTACTACATATTTACCTTTAAAAAAATTGTCTAAAAAAATAATTTCTTCATATAATTTTAAATCAGGATATAAGAACTTAAAATTTTGTCTTGTCTTTTGTGTTATTCTTACTTTACTATGACTTGGACAGGGTGGAGAACTCCAAACAAAATCAAAGTTTTTAAAGTTATCTAACAAGTATTGGTGTGCATCTGCAACTATTACTTTATCATTTGGGAAGCGTTCCTGATATAATCTTGCTGCTTCTTCATCTAATTCAACTGCAGTTACTTCAATTTCAATGTTAGCTTCTTTTGCTACTTCATCCCACTTGTATCGGTTACCACCTAAACAAGCATATAAATTTAATATTTTCATATTTTTATGTCTTTTAATATATCGTATAAATCACCTTCAACTTGCGGTAAACCAAAATTGTTAACTTTAAAATTAAAATCTTCAAAACTTGCGTTTCTACTTCTTTTGCAGCTTACTTTAACAAGTTCTTTATTTACTGTGTTTAGTTCTAATTGTATTTGTGTTTCTGCTTTCTTTTCCAAGAACGATCCTAAATGTCCTGTTGGTTTATCAGTTCCGAAGTTTGAGTGAATAACAGTAACTATATGACAATTTAATTCTTTTGACCAACGCATTAAATGTTGTGCTACTTCACTTGCTTGTTCTATGCTATTAACATCGGAACATAAATCTGCAATACCATCAATAATAACCAAACCAATATCTTGACCTTCTAATTTATCGTAAAGTATGTATTCAATAAATAAAACTCGTTCTTTAAATCCTAATTGTCTTAATGCGTAAGTATGGTATTTATCATCTTTTAAACCTGTCATTTGTAATGGTCTTTTAAAAACCATTGAAGCGTGAAAATTTCCTTGCTCGGTGTCAAAATGTATAACGTGTTTATCTTGTCTGTTACCTCTTAATTTACCACCAAAGCCCTGTAACTCATTTTTCATATAAACTGCGCTTAAAAGCGATATAAAGAACGTTTTTTTTGATTTAGGTGGTGCTTGAATAAAACTAAAGTTGCCATAAGTTCCAATAGGAATTGGATATGTTTTATAACCATCTTTTGTTTCGTATTCTTTTTCACCAAAAGACAAAGCAGGTATTGGATATTCTATTTCTTTTTCAGGGTTAATGTAGCAATCTTCTTCAAGCACTTGCATCATCATTCTATTGATTGTTTCTTGTTCTGTCATTGTTTATATTTCAGATAATAATTTAAACATTTCCTTATTATTTTTTAAAAATTTAGTTAATTTACCTTCTTTTGATTCTGTTAACTCAAGCAAATCTTTTGTTAAATAATCATCTTCTTCAATTTCTTTAAGTTTATTAGTATATGGAACATAACCAACAATACTTGGAACTTTTTTATTATGCTTAGGTAAAAAAATATTAATAAGAATTGTTTCTAACTTTTCTTTTGAATAAAACATTGTTTCATCTTGTAAAATACAAATAACATCAAAATCTTTATCTTTTTTATGTGTCATTATTCTTCTTGATAAACAATCAGAAACACCTATATAAATAATTTCTTTGTTTTTAATTAATATATATAATCCACTTTTATCTTCATATTCATCAATTTTATATTTTTTACCATAAAATTTATAAATAAAAGCATTTTTTCTAAATATATCTATTTTCATAATTGTTTGTGTAAAAAAGGGTAGCTTTTACACTACCCAATTAATTTAGAATGGTAAATTATCATCTACCAATACTGCTTGTTGTGTTGCAGTTTCTTTTTTTACTGCTTTAATGTTTCCATCAGTCCAAACAACGTTCCCGTTTCCAAGATATGCTTTTGTTTTCTTTGCATCTCTTTCTTCTTTTGTTTGTGAATCATAAGCAGAAACATTTTGCCCAAATTGATTTGCTTCATCGTTAATGGCTACTGTAAAGTTAAAATATACAGCACCATCCTTACCCATTACAAACTTTTCACGAGGCAATTTGTCAACTCTAATACTTAAATTTAATAATGAACTCATAATTTTTGTAGCACTTATCCTTGCAATCGGAATTAAATTAATTTATTACTTTTTCTAATATTTTCAGAAGCCCATAATGGTTGAAAATTTGTGTAGTGATTTAATTTTATAATTTCTTCTTCGGTAGTTGCTAAACTAATTGGATAAATATGGTCAAGATGCCATTCGCCATAATTTTCAAATGTCATACCATCTTTAAATTGTTTTTGCAAATATAAAGAAAATTCATTAATACTACATCCAAGAATTTCTTCTGTTTTATTTGATTTTTTATAAGTGCCATTACAAGCCCTATAAAAAGAACATCTTATTAAATTACTAATACTACTTTTAAATTTGAAATCACTATTATTTTTTAACTTATTTAGAATATAAGCTTTTTTTGTTTCATTGTATTTTTCTCTATTTTTTAAGTAGTTTTCTTTTGACTTATTTATAACGTGTTCTTTATTATTTATATAATATTCTGTTTTTTTAAGTTTAACATAATCTTGGTTTTTTTCTCTCCAAGATTTATTACTTAATTTTTTACGTTCCTTTTGTTCAATAGTCAATTCTTTTGGTTTGTAATTAGATTTAACACAACTTTTGCAATATATTTTATATCCATCAGGTCTATGTTTATCTTTTGTAAAATTTTCAAAAGATTTTTCTATTTTACATTTAGAACAAATTTTCATTTTATTTAACTTTTAAAAGTTCTTGTTTTGTTTTGGCTGCTAATTTATACTTTTTTTCGATAACTTCAATAGTTCCACCGCTTTTTAAATATTCAATAGCTTTTGTAAATTCAGGTGTGTTAACATTTAACCATTTTTGTTCATCTTCAGTTGTCGCACTTTTTGCGTTATCTCGTCCGTGTGTATTAGTTGCATCAGCATCTTGCGTGTCGTCAATTAAAAGTAAGTTACCTAATGCGTATTTTTTACCATAAGAAGAAGCAGAACCATATTGTTGAGGTACTTGCATTCCTTTTTGTTGCAAATCTACTCCTACTATTGCAATAGCTTTTATAACGTTAATTCCGTTATTGTCAATAATACTTGCAGTTGATTTCAATACAGGTGGGTTTTCACAAATTAAACTTTCGTTAATAGTAAAAGATACACCATATTTTTCGTTGTAAGGTTTTAACGCTTCTAAAATATCTTCAGCAGAACGGAAGTTATATTTTCCAAAAGAATTAAACTTTGATTTGTTAGCTTTAAATTCTACTTGAATTTTAGATAGCTTTTCGTTTAATGTTAAATTTTTCATAATTCGTAAGTTTTTTGTTTAATAATTGTTTTGTACTCTTGTGGGCAATCTTCGTCACATAATTCAAATATATGTGCTTTAACATCATTTAATTTTGTTTCAAGTTCGCAAATACGTTTTTGTAATGCTTCAACTTGAAATCTTTGGTAGTCGATTAAATCTTTCATTTGTAATTGTTTTTAATTATGAAGCAAATATATAAAGAATTTTAATACAAAAATAAACATTAACATTTCATTAACAAAAAAAAAGAGTAGTCGCTAAACTACTCCTTCTTCAAACAATTAGAAAACAATCAGAAATTATAATGTAATTTATAGAAATTCTTTTAATTTATCTTTGTAGTGTTGTATCATATCTTGCAAATCATTATCAGATAATTTAACTGTCTTTTTAGATTCAATTAATAACTGTTCTGCAAAATCATTACCAAATTCTTTATTTAATCTTTTGCCAAACTCAAACTGCAAACCCTGATTTCCGATATTGCACCCATAACATTGAACTTGCACGTTATATTCGTTCCAACGTGTTGAATAATGCCTACGTGATGCGAAATGACCTGCTTGTTGCTTTTTGTAATGATCTTGTTTACCACAAGTATAACATTCAGCTATTTCATCTTTAGCATAACGCAAACGTATGTACTGCGAAAATACAGTATCTAAATTCTTTACTAAAGTTGAACGCTTTACTTTCATTGATACAAATATAAGCATTAGTTATTAACAAAGTAGTCAATAAGTTAATTTGTAAATGTCAAAAAAAAGTTGTAACTTTGCCTTGTTCTTAAAAACAAAATAAGTATTTAAAACTAAAAAAAATAAATACCAAAAACAAAAAATGTTTTCAAAAACAAAATAAGTGAAGTAATTGTATAAGGGGGTAGTTATTTTTAAAAAGTAAATTTCTTTAAAACTGCAGATAAAACAAATAATATAACTAAAACTATTATTAAGCGATTAGCAAGTATTTTTATAGTTTCTGAGTAATCTACTTCTTTAGTTTTTTTTTCTTCTTTAATTTCTATATTATTAGCTTGTTTTTCTTTAACTATTTCTTTTGTGTTATTATAAATAACCCTTGTGTTATAAATAGTATCTTTTCCTATTAAAATAGGTTTGTCTAAATCTACCGGTTCAAGCGTATAACTATTAGAGTATTTTGTTGCATCAATTTCAGTTGTACTATTATCCTTTACAACTGATTCTTCAGAACTCTTTTTAACTACACCACAAGACGTTAAAATTAATAAGATAAGTAAATATACTATTTTCATATAAAAGTGTCTTAAATGTCTTTATATTCGCTTTTAGCATCAAAACTTGGACACGCTTTAGCTACGTTTTTGAAATCTTTATGACCTTGAACAATAGCATTAGGAAATTGTTTTTTAGCTTGTTTAACTAAATACAATAAACTTTCTTTTTGTTTAATTGTACGTGTGTCTTTTGGTCTACCTGATTCATCTATTCCACCAATGTAACTAAAATGTATTGATTCAGAGTTGTAACCTTTAACACCATTTGTTACTTGTTCGTATTTAGCCAATTCGTGAATAACACCATTAGCATCAATTAAACGATGATAACCTACAGTTTTCCATTTTAAAGTATTTTTCCAATAATTTATAATAGCTTCTTTTTTTGTATTTGGTTGGCAAGCTGTGCAATGAATAACTATGTATTTAATCTCTCTCATCATTTTTTTTATTTATCAATTCAATAGTTTTCATTATTGTATAAATTATAGACACACACAATAAAAATATTTTTAGCGTAGATTCTACATTAGAAAAGCTAATTGCCATAGCAAGTGAATTTAGTCCGTATAGTTTCAAATCGTTAATTGACATTTTTAGCTTTCATTAAACGTTCAACAATATTTGTAACTCCTTCGATCGTAATGTAAGAAGTTCCAATAATAACCCAATCAGTAGAAGTTATAACACCTGAGAATAAACCTGCAGATGCTACTACAAAAACTGTTAATTTACGACTTACCCACTTGTTAAGGAATAAATCTATTTTTTCTTTACTACTCATTGATTATTTTATCAAAAGGATATATCAAATCGCTAACAACTTCATAACC